ATGATATCGTGATGGTAGAGAAACTCCCCCTCTACCATCACAATACTAGTAACTGTTATAATTCGAATTATTGCAGATGCTGTAAATTAGTTTGCGATTGCAAGGTCATCCTTAATAAGCTGCTTAACCTTACCGTCCGGAACAATACCAATCTCAATCTCACCATCTACAACTTCAGCAGTTGCAGAGAATACACCTTCAAGCTCAAGTGTAACCGGTTCACCATCCTTAACATTATCTCTCAGCCAGTTGATGATAGTTTCGATACAGAGGTTCATCATAACAGAGATAACATCACTGTCAACGAATTTGAAAGAATACAATCTGAATCCAACCTGCCCAAACATCTGACCCATTAATCCATTGGATCTGATATCGATAGGCTCAAGTACATCTTCGAAATCCTTCTCATCTGTTGTCCAGGAATAGTTCCATTGCCCAGATGCGGAATCTGCATCGCCATCTCCAACATAAGAGATTGCTGCTCCTGCAATGAAAGTACCATCTAAAGTTCTGAATACGATACCCTTCTTTGCTGTTTGATCTTTAAACTTTGCTAACGCTTCCGTCACAGCGTCAAACAAAACTGTGTAGATTTTATCTACATGCTCTGGTCGCAGAGTCAATAAGTTCTCTGCCAATAACTTGGAGTATAACTCCGGAATTGATGTCTCTTTGAATTTCTTTACCATGGTTCATTTCCTCCTTTGAAATGTTGAAATATATGAAAACAGTACAACACTGTCATCACTAATATAATATATTTCTTATGTAATTTTTAGTTACCCTCGTTTTAGATTTTAAATATAAGAACTTATATTATTCTTAAATTCATTTACATCAACAATGGTAACTCCATACTGCATTGCCTTGGCTGTTTTAGTACTAGAGAAGTTTGGAGCCGGGACAAGTAGAATATCTGTATTCCTTGTAAGACTCCCATTATCATCAGCATCACAACCAAGAGATCTTAGTTTCTTAAATAGTTCTCCATCTCTAAATCCTGTAGCTCTTATAACTTTACCATTCGTAGCTACGTATGGAGTTGGATTGATGTATCCTAAGATAAATAGGATATCATCTTTGAAGAATTCATATTCTGAAATAAGAGTTTCGATAGTTGCTGTACCAATACCTTTAATCTGGCTCAGTATAGCTTTTACTTTATCATACTCCATATTCATCAATAATTCATTCAAATCTTTCAACTTTATTGCTGATAAGATTTGCTTCCAAGTCTTGCTAGATATATTATCAAAACCTAAAGCTCCAATCCAATCAGCGTCTGTGATAGATTTATCATGTATGATTCGAGATACTTCATTAGTCATATTAGCACTTTCGACATCTCCGAATCCACATACTTTCAAAATCTTACCATCAATCTCTTTATGTGTACATACAATCAAATTCTCCAGAGACTTTATCTTCATTTGCTGAATAGTACTTTCTCCGAATCCATTCAATCCTAACTTAGCACACATGTTTACCAATCTGGATAACTGTCTAGAACCACATTCTAGATTTATACACTTAACAGACTTTCCACTCTCAGATACTTCCAGAGTACATCCACAGTTAGGACATCTTGTTGGAAACTCTTCTGGTGGAACATTTTGTCCATTGATTCTGTTGTGTTCGTTTGTTGGTTTCGTTACATATGGCATTACATCATTCACATATTCCACATCTAACACATCACCAATATGAAGATTCAATTCTTTGAATCTTGCATAAGAGTGTCCGGTAGATTTAGAGTGAATGGTACCATAGAACTCTACTGGGTCATAATGAATCATTGGTGTTATAGATCCATCTTGACCAATAGTATAAGTATATCCTCTGAAGATTGTTTGCTTCTTCAATGGATTAAACTTAACTGCCATAGAGAACTTGTTTACAAAGTTCTCTCTACCTAAAGCTTTTCTAATACTTGGATCAAGATATGATACAACGATACCGTCATACATAAAAGGAATCCATTGTCTAGAATATTCTGCTTCTGATAGGAATAGGTTTATGCCGAAGAGATTCTCTATATAATCTCCATAAACCGTTACATAGTTTGGAATGATTCCTTTAGAAGAGAAGTTTTCAGCAAGATACTGCAACTCCTTCTCTCTATTTCCTTCACAAACCGTGTCAAAAACTTTCTGTTCAACTGCTAATGGAATAAGAGTAATGAAATCTGTATAGAGGTAAGCATCTGAGGAAGCCAACAACCCCACAATAGCAGATCTACAATTCTTATAGTCATATCCTTTAGCTTGATTGAATCTATGTAGGTCATACATAGTCATGATTGCTTCAAATTTAACACCAACTTCCGGATCTGTAGATTTCCTATTAGGAAATCTATATCCTTTCAATAGTGGTGTAAAGTCTGCCGCTTTATCACTCTCAGTATCTCCTCTAGATCTTGCTGATACAATGGTATCTGTACAATCTGCTTCTACAGATACCCCATCATACTTCATTTCTAGAACGGTAGTGAACCTTGTGCTTGGTGTAATGATACCATCCTGAATATGTTTCATAAAGAAATCTCTTTCAAGAACTTTCACATTCGGATCTGCAAATACACCACGTTCTTTAGCATCGGTATTTAACACAAACTTACACTTATCCAGAGTTCCAATTAACTCGGGATGTTCATGAGAAGTATTGTGTAATCGCTTTTCGATATATGCATCATCGATAGCATAGTTTCTTACCGGATAATTGTTGTTGAATTCTGTTCCAATATTACCGATAAATGGTTTGAAGTAAGTGAGATTGTTTATCTTGTTCTTATCTTCGTCAGATAAGAAGCTAATAGCTTCTCTAACTTCATTCTGTTTTGTTTCCCCATTACCATCCCCAGAAGGATTGAAATGGATTACTTTAGAACCTATCTGGAAATTCTTATCATAGGTCTTATACTTTTCTAACAATAGATCATACACTCCATCTTCAATAGGAATGAGAGATCTATCTGTATCGTTATACATAATATTGCAAATGTATAACAGCTCTTTCAAAGCTTCGGTTTGATTAGTTGTCAAAGTTGGCTCATTGTACAACGCCATAGCTATATCATTAATCATTGCAACGTTTTCATATACGGGCTTTAGATTGCCCCGTTCTAACTCCTTTAAAATCGGTGACAAAATTGTATTCATACATATTTTCCTCCTAAAACTTATCCACATGCTTCATAGATATAATATATTTACAACTACGATATTGAGGAAAAAATAAAGTACTGTAACGAGACAGTACTTTATCTTCCATATCTAGAATTGTATATATCGTAAACGATACGCAACAAGTTTCTAAATATGGAATCGTTCACACTCAGGTCTATAACACTTCTCATACTATCATCAGCATAATCTAATAAGTATGCAAAGTATCCAGTCCTGATTGAATATTTAGAGCCAGAGTCAAAACTCCTATAGAATGGTACAGGGAGGTTTCGATTCTTAAACTCGTTATACATATCCGACACATATGCCAATATATCTCCTATGCTATATCTATCAATCATATAGCATACTTGATTGATTATAGATAGAATCCCATCATTGTGCAATTCTATATTAGCATCAGATATTCCTTTTATGGTAATCGATGATAAGATATCTCCGTTTTCTTCATAATCATTATAGTAAACTTCAATATTACCACCGAGCCACATATAAGTCTTAAACACGTTCTTTACAGCAAACTTAAATTCGTCGAATTGCGTATGCTGTAACTCTCTACCGTAAACAAATACAGCATCATTCTTGATTGATACTATCTCACAAGTCTGAATCTCATTATACTTCATTAAACAATGTCTAGCATACTCTATACCTTTTTTGATATATTTGTATATAGAATTATCTTTTCTAATCATAAGACCAATCTTGACCTCTCTATCCTTCTTTGGAAGGTTTAGAAAGTATTCATACTCTTGATCAGATAACACATTGAAATGGTGTAATGATGAAATATTTGCTTTAGATAGATCATACTCCCGTATACTGGAGTTTACAATATACGGGAGAGGAGACCTATAGTTTACCTCATTCCAGAGATTTGAGTACTCCATGGAATAATCACTCCCTCTCTAACAAGTCTGGAATACCGTTCTCTATCAGCATCGAATACATCCAGCCCGCTATATGACGTAAAGTCGGAACCACATTGATCAAGATTACTCCAATCTTCTTTCACATTCACTCTTACACAACGTAACCCGTATCTCTGTTGAAGAATCTTGATAAAGGATTCGTTGATTGTATTGATGAAAGAATCTACATAGTCCGATATACACACATAGACCCTTGACTCATTATATAGAGTCATGAGAATGGTCATCATAGACCCAAATGCTACTGGGTTGCTAATCATGTATTCGTAATACCACCTATCAAAAGCTAGTGCAACATCATCAGAATATTGCACAGCTTCCGGTAGATCGACAATGATTCCAGGTAACCGTAAGAGTTGCTCATTGAATGATGTTATGTTAAATACGGCATAACATTCACTCGGATCTGGCATTGCTCCATAAGGTCCAAACGCTAACATGATTCCCTCCTATTCGAATACTATTACTGGACGCAGTATAGCAGGACCAGCCACACCATACTTTGCGTACACATAGTTCTGTTGAGCTTTACATTCCGTTATAAAGCTGATTACATCATTGGTTCCGCAACCAAATCTAGCTAGATCAATACTCAATCTAGCAACAACCTCAGGATACATATAATCAAATCCTCCCAAATACGAGATGTATTCGAAAGGATTGATGAAGTTTCCGAGATATAATTCCATTAGAACCTTATCTGCCAATCTCATGTCATATATGAATTTCTTACCAACAAGACCGACATCAATTCCATACTCTACTTTCAAATGGTTGAGCAATAGTCCTATCCAGATTGATTCATTGGTGAATTCTGGAATGTACATATATACATTCACACCATTATGAACTGCATACAATACCAGCAATAAGAACCTCTTCACTTCATCATTGAAAAGATACTCAGCATAGCACTGTTTGAACCCTTCTGTATTACCATCAATCTCCATATATGTCGCAATCGGTGGTGGACATAATATGGTAGCATCTTGAGTAATATCTTTGAAGACTTCTCCTATTTGAGTAGAAGAGATATCTTCACTAAGATTCAATACCGCATGTCTACCATACGGATTTGCAGATATAGCACCAGCAATGTTGTCTATGTTATCAACAACATACAAGATGCCAGGAAACACATTCAACATGTCTAACCTCCTTCTAGTAATTCTTGAGGATATCATCTACCGTAACTTTGGTATCTGAATCTCTAATAAGTTCCAGAGCGATTGGTTCTTTACTTGCAACCATCTCAGCAATCATATCATGTGCAACTTCCGCTTCTGTTTCTATCGGAGCCTCATAAGGATCCAATGTTGCTGCAATATCTGCCAGAAGCTCTGTGTCGGTAGAAGTATCTAAAGCCGGCTTTGGATCTTCTGGATCTTCAACAACTTCTACAGGCTTAGAAACCTTTGTAGTTTTCTTAGCTACAGGTTTCTTCTTTGAAGCTTTTGGTTTCTCCTCAACCTTCTTAGAAGAAGATTTCTTTGCTTTCTTAGCCGGTCTCTTAGAGTTAGAATTCTCAAGCTTCTCTTCGATAACTGCTTCTACAGTTTCTACTACAGGCTGCTCCACCTTTTCAACTTCTTCTTCCTTCTTCTCTGACACATCTTCACTGGCGATAGAGTTCTTCTTAAGACTCTCAAAGATATGGTTGAATGCTTCATCGATATCCTCAATAGATTCCGCCTGAGCATCTGCTTCAGCTTCTGCCATCTCCTTATCTAATTCCTCTACAGATGTTTCTACACGAATCTCCTCATCCGCAGAAGCTTTGTCTACAATGACAACATGATTCTCGTCCATATTTTCTAGAATTTTGTTGTATTGCTCATTGATATCTGTAGCAACAAATTCGATATCTGGATCAACAGGTTTGATACTGTCAACGCTATTAACAATTTTTCCTCTGACTGCGAATACGTTGTCTTGGTCTTTGGAATCTTCAACTGTTTCCTTTTCAGCAACAGCTTCTTCAACCTTATCCTCAACAACCGGAGTTTCTTCGGCTACAGGTTCCGTTTCTCTAGTAACTTTTACAACCAGTCCAGAATTCTCTTCAACATCGGATACGATGTTATGATTTTCTGTGGTAGTAGCAACTTCTTCTTCACCTCTAGTAACTTTTACAACAAGTCCGAAGTCTTCTTTAACTACCTTATCTGCCTGATAACTAGCAATTTCAGTTCCACCACGAACCAGTCTAATCTTTACACTATCAGAACTGATTCCTGCTGCCTCATTGGACATAATCTTATTTCTCCAGCTCTTAGCAACTGCTGGCTTTCCCATAGTCTTTGTAACTTCTAACTCATCGGTTGTCTTAATTACTTCATTTCCTCTTTTAAGTGTGATTTGCATTCTCTTACCTCCTGATATCTTCGTTAATACACCTTTTCCTACTTCACGTTTCTTAGCAATATCTACTGCTCTGTAACGTTTTCCACACTTCTCACAAACTAAGAAGTCAAATCGATCGTCATAATCAATATTTCCATTACAAATAGTACCATCATCATTTGGTCTATCACAATGGAGTTTGTCCCAATCGATATCATATACGTAGGGGAAGTCTAGTAATACCGGTCCGAAACCATACCGAATTCCCCAGTTCATAAAGAACTTGATACCAAAGTCTTCCAACAATAACTCTTTCTCTGTTACAAAGTATTCACAGAGAGAATAGATATCGTCCCACATTTGGTAAAACTCAACACTGTTTCTGATTCTACCAACTTTCTCAAATACACCAACTGCACCATCAGCAGATACTTCAAAACACTTAGTACAGTAAGGTTTGAGAATAAATTGATTGTTATACTCAGCCGGATTATCATGGATTCCCACATTATCAATAGCTACCTTAACAGCAATGTTTGGATAGTTTGGATGTGTGAATACTGATCTATTGGTTCCTCCGGCAAGTTGGGTAAATCCTCTTCTTGCCATAATATCTCTTATAGCAAATATTCTCTTTTCTCCATTACCAGAAAGCTTAGCCGATGTAATTACTCTATGAATTGCATCTAAGTCTTGTGGCATTAGTAATGCAGATAATGGTGGTGCTTGTAATGAATCGTAATACTCATCTAAGGTTGTAGTAATACCTTCATACATAGCTAACACTGCTGGGTTATCGGAGAAAGAGCCATCGTAATCGTACACATTATTTAGATTCATAATCACTCACTCTTTCTTCGTCTATCACCATATACGGCTTGAATCTGTTTGAACTGTTCAGCCATATCTTCAGCACCTTCTTTAAACTTCCTCATCCTATCTGTCATCTGATAAGCTTCTCCACTAACAATTCTAGCTGGATCTTCTGATACATCTGCTCTATAAGGACTCTTTGGTAGGTTTGTATAAGACTTAACTCCCTGTATATCTATCATATGTCCACCACTACGATCATACAGGTTCTTTAGTATTTGCATCTTCTCGGCAGAGAACTCACCTCCTGGAGCTACCATTACCGGTCTTGCAGTAAGAAACTCTGGTCTTATACCAGTTCTTTTAGCTTCTTCTGTATGGTTATAGATGTTTGTCTTGAATCGATTGGAATCATACTGTCTAAACTTAGCATTTCTCATATCTAACAATCGATCATTTATGAACGCATTTCTTACCAACTCATGTCCATGATTTAGGTAGTAATCTAGATTACACGTTTCTCCGGGTTTCAATCCCAACATCTTGTCATGAGAATCTTTGATCTTCTTATACAATGCTGCACGAGCCTGATCTCTCATAGGTTGATAATAATACATTTCACGCAGCATATCATTGTCGATATGTGCTACTTCTCTAACTAGTCTTAACTCCTCCATTTCTTTCATTTCAGACGGTGACAACTTACCATAGTTGATACCGAATCCCATACTCTTGTTAGCCCTTTCCATAGCATCCTCCAGCTGCTTTAAAGGGTTATGTGCTTCTCTAACTGCTCTATCCTCTTCTTCTGTATACTCCTTTCCAAAATATGAATTAACTGCGGCATGTAAGTCGCTATATAAGTCACAAGTGTTCTTTTTGTATTGCTCAAACTCTGAACGATACATATTATACTGCTGCATGGTTGGTAAACCATATGTCATATTGTAAATGCTAGCAGCTTCCTCTTCTCTACGCTTCTGTTCTGCAACTCTCCTCTCTTCATCGGAAATCAACATATCAACTGGAACATTTTCTGTGAAATGGCTAATATCCATACTATATAAGATATCGCCATAAGTTGGATCAAACGAGTTATGCCAATATGGAGATGCATTGTAATTCATCATTGCTCCGGTATATGGATTACGAATCGTTGTTGATGTATATGGGTTTCTACTGTTGTTCATATAGTCGAGATACTTATTACCAGTAGAACCCTGTTGTTGTGCAAGATATGGATTGTATCCATTATTGTAAGTAACCGTACCACTCTGAACATACTGGTCTTGAGGTTGTGGTGGTACCTGTTGTTGCATATACGGATTTCCATACATTGGTTGTTGAACCATATAAGGATCTCCGTACATTGGCTGCTGTTGCATATAGGGGTTTCCATACATTGGTTGTGGTTGCATATACGGATTACCCATCATTTGTGGTTGTGCAGGAATCATATTTCCAAACTGATCATATGCAAACATTGATGGTTGCATCATAGGAATTGCATTACCAAATTGGTCATATGTAAATTGAGACGGTTGAAATCCCATGTTTTGATACATTGGAGGATTCATAACCTGGTCAAAAGGCATATCTTGATACTGACTTTCTCTCATTTGCTTTTGTTCCATAGAATCGGTAGAGAAAGCATTGATATGGTTCTGATGAGTTTGTCCTTGAGGTTCAAACCCTCCCTGCATAGCATTCATATTTCTGTCTGTGAAGATGTAGTCTACACTACCGTCAGGTCTTTCACAAACAATTGGACCATTCATACCAGGAGTGTATGGTCTTGGCTCTGGCATAGAATAGTCATTCTGAATCATTTGCTGTACTTGCTGTGGCTTAATATAATTTGGTGCAGCATCTCCGTACTTTGCATTCATTTCTTGCTGATACTCTTGTGTACCGTACTTTGGTCCAACATAGTTCTGTTTTACAAAGTCTGGCATTTCGTCATACGACGTTCTAGACTGAGCAATTCTCCTCTCATGCTCTAAGTCATGTGCCATCTTATCATTCATAGCCTGGTTACTACACAGGTATGATTCTGATGTACTGTTAAATTGGGGTGAATATCCCGTAGGATATCCACCTCCTGTATTATCAAATGGTTGATCTGGGTATAATTTCACATTCATACATATTTACCTCTTTTCTTTCGTATTCGCTTGTAATATTAAGTATCACGGTCTGTTATTTTCTAATATTACAAATATACCTCCTCATAGATATATTATCTTTCCAACGTCCAAGTTGATTGCTCTCCTTTTTCAATCATTGCTTGAACGATCTTTGTTGCTATATCTTCACTCACTCCTTCTATTCCTATTAAGAATTCATACATAGTTTCTGGTTCAAAATCCATTGCAGAATACTCTTGACAGGAATCTTGCCCATCGGTGTATCCACTAGTATACACCGATAGAGCCCATTGATTCATTTGATTGAACGTGTATCTTTTCATCATCTGATACTGTCCAAAATTTAGTGGTTTAACCATGCTCCCCATAATGTCACCTTAGCTTTTCTTATTATCCTCTGGATCGCAATTAAACATTTCCTCTTCTATCTTATCTGTAAACATTACCGCATGTCTCATCTTATCACCATTCTCTTTTATGATACTATCAATATCTTCAAGAGTCTTAATCCAAGAATTGATATCGTAATCTTTGCTTACAAATTCGATAGCTTCTCTTACATTGTTTGGATCGTATGTGAATTCCAATGCAGGAATTAACATTGGAACTCTCTTCTTCTTCTTGGTCTTCTTAAACACTAATCGATAGCCCATTGTCTTGAGTCTTGTATTAAGAATCTCTGCAGACCTATTTTTGGATTCACGATCGATTTTTATATCCACATCATATGGATCTCCAGTAGCCAACTTTTCTACCAATCTTCTACCATGAGGCGATAGAGAATGTAGCATTAAGTTTAACACTACTATTTCTGGACCCATATGTAAGAACTCACCAGTCTCCATCTGACCAAACTTGATAGATGTAGAGGAGAATGGTTCGTTATAGGTTTTGGATGCTTTTGACTTAGCATTCTCATTCTTAATATTTGTAGAAGATAAAGACACTGCTGAGAATTTTTCTTCAGCAAACTGTTTTAGTCTAATACAATATTGAGGTGCTATAATCATTGTTCTTCTTGCTGGTACAAATCTTATATCCCCATTACTATTTACAATGGGAACAAATGGTCTTTGTAACTTTGCAAATGGGAACATCTTGTACAACGTATCCAGCTTATCGATTGTCATAACTTCTGTAATCGGTAAGTTTGAAGTTGGAATACATGTCTTTGAAATGATACTCTGTAAGAAGATAACTCTTTCATTTTCGTCAAGACTATCTACATAGAGTCTCATCTTTTCATGTAGAAGCTCCGATACAATCCGGATATAATCTAGTATCATATTAAAAGCTTCATCGATTCCCACATTATTATTTCTAATATGGTCTAATATGCACATGGAGATATTGTTTAATTCCAACTCAAACATCTGTCCCGGGTTTTCTCTTCCGTACATTGTTGATGAGTTTTTGATCATATCTACATGCATACCATTAGGCAGTTTCGGCATCAATTCGTGTGGTATGATCTTTGATACCACACCTTTTCCGCCGTAACGATCTGCTACCTTATCTCCAACTTCGAGTTTTCGTTCTTCCATAATGGTAAACTCTAATTCTACTTTGGAGAATTTGTTCTTGTCTAAGAATTGAACACCATTTACTTCTTGCTGACAAGTAGTAAACAGTTTGTTCAAATCATAAGTCATAGTATAACCGTTAGCGATATATGGACCAACAAGTGATAAGATACTATTACACATTCTCATACGATCATTGTAATAATACAGTAGCTGTTGGTTATATTGTCCGGTTTGTAACTCTTCTCGATTGTTACAATACAATCTGATATCTAATACTGTACCGGTTATGGTAATCTTTGTATCAGACATTTCGATTTGTCTCAATCTTGAGATTGCTTGAGAGTATATAGATTCCTCTTTATTCTCTCTTCGATATGCTAAGAGTATTCCATTCTCAATCTTTTCACCGATGTCTGGAAATACCTTGTATCGATTTTCATCACCATAGATATTCAGAGGGATATCGTTATCATTCAAGATAACACTAACCTTCTTAATCAATGGGGCTTCCATTTTTTCACATGCGATATCAGAAACAAGAACGGAATCTTCCATATTGTCATCTAGTGACATATATGCTACATTAAGATTTGTTCCATTTGTCTTGTTTCCAAACTTGTCGAATCCTATACTGCGTCTAAGAGTTGTATTCTTAGGAATATAGGAACCGACTTCGTAACTATCGATGATGTTATTATTGTAGAGATACCCATAAACCTCCGTCTTATGTTTATAAGATATTCTTTCTACAACGTGTAGTTTCTTCTTTTCTGGATCTTCCAGAATGAGATAGTAGTTATGTTCTCTTGCTTGAGAAAATCTCTCAATCTTCCCAATTACATTATAACCAGTATCCGTTGTTAATATAGAAGATGACTTATTTCCAAAGTCATTTTCTGAACCTGTTGCTACATATGGAACCTCACTATGAGTCAACACTAATGTATGCGACTGGTGGATTCCGTTCATAATCTTTCTTGGTCCCGAATTGGTAATATTGTTCGGGATATTTAAACCTTTTCCTAAAAGATGTTCTGGAGACTTTGCATTCTGTGCAAAGTCTCTTACAACATCCATAACATTTTCTGCCATTGTGTTTCCTCCTAATTCGTCCAATTGTGCTTTAAAAAATACACAAATATGCTTCTCAATATTATAATATATTTACGACTGCATATTTAGTATACCATCTAATAGACTATTTACACCCGTAGGATTGTACTGTGCTTTCATATTGCCTAAAAGAGTAGAAAGTGCAGCATTTGCAGATCTGGAGAACTCTTCTGCAAAGTCGGCATCTGTTAGAATTCTCTCTTTGAACTCTTTTTGAGTGAATTTTGTCTCAGATGTTATGTTGTTGAAGTGCATATAAGCACCCTTAGACTCAATATAACCTCCACTCTTTAGGAAGATGAATAATGATAGTATCGGGTCATACCCATAGTCATATGTGAACAGTAGAGGAATAGCTCTTCCGGGAAGATTAGACCTAGATTTGATGAAAGTAAACTCAACAATCTTACCATTGATTCCTAATCCTTCAGAATCTTTTAACTTGGTTCCATCGTCGACTCTGATAAGGTTATTTGCAAGATATAATCCAGCATTACCACCAGGAAGAGTTTCATCCGGCTTTAACCAACCAATCTGAGCTTTTGTCTTTGCAAAAGGATTGATATCTACCTTAGGATTGATATGGTTAATTACAAAGAGAATGATATTTGCGGCTTTAAGCTTCGGTACAATTCTCTTAAAGATTGCAGAGTTTGTCTTTGCCATTGAAGTCGCACTCATCTGTCCAGATAATTCCTCTTCTTCAGTAAGCTTCTCTGGTGTAAGCATTGCTAAAGTATCCAGAATATATACCGTAGGAATCATCTTGTAAATCTTTTCACCCTTAGTAGAAAGCTTTCCGGTATCATATTCATAATCTGCTTTATTAGCAATCTTCTCTTCATAGATAGTTTGAATTCTCTGATAGAAGTTTTCTGCGGTTACGGCAGCATTTCTATAAATCAATCTATGCTCAATCTCATCTGGACCAAATCCTGTAAATAATTCTCTTCGAATCTGGTTAGAACCGCCTTCAATATCATCATAGAAGATTACAGCATTTGGAAATGGTCTAACAATGTTAGCAGCAACCTGTAAAGTGAAAGTTGTTTTGCCAGAACCTGGACGTCCAACAATCATATTCGAAGAACCATCTGCAATACCAACAGAATTGTATGACATCTCTTGTCCATTCTTTAATGAAACATGAACCTTATATCCATTAGCAAAATCAAATGGAAGAAATCCTGTTGAATACATAACATCAAACTTTCCCTCTTCCATTCGAGGATCCTTTGTCTTGCTCATCTTCTCTCTAAATCTATCAGCCAATAGTCCCATCATATACCTCCCAATATTAAAATAAGTAAAGTAATAATATGTAAAAAATGTTGTAAGAATTAAAAACGAAGAGTATACCACTATAAGTGGTATACTCTTATAAATTATAGATGATCCATACCAGGATCATTATGAGTTTCTACTCGATCGGGAACAAATTCTACTTCCATATTCGTAATGTATATAGTAATTCTGTTGACTCCTCTGTTATATTCTTTTATAAAATTATCATAAGTTCCGTTACTTGCTATATGCATATCCGGCAATCTAAATTCTCTAAACTCACCGATATATATATTTTTAACTCTTCCAGTTTCTTCACAATACCACTTCCCATATTTCTTTTTATTAGCATATCCATAACTATACATAATTAACTGTACAGGAGCGGAGTTATTTACTTGCATATACATTATTAATGGTTTTATGTTTTTTGGCAACCATAATGAATATCTACCATATATTATAGATTTATCTTCTGCTAGATAAGAAAAACTAGTATATGGTTCAATGCTCTCGTTATTACTGATCTTACAAATATTATATTTTCCAGTTTTATCATCCTTTTCTGCAGAAACTATTGCTAAATTTTGTCTAAGTTCGTGTGTAAATGATGGTTTATAACGATATAACGCATCGCTACTATATTTTCCAATAAAATTCTCACTATCAAAAATCGTAGAGTCATTCCACGGAGTTAATATGATTGGAAATATTGATAAAGGTACTTTTCTGCCATTATAATAAGCATAATCTTGAGCTTTTATATATGCAGAAGTCTCCTCTTGGTTAGGTTCCGAAACCGTTATACAAATATTTTTTCCTTCTCTTATCGCAAATTGATGCGGACCGTAATATATACTGTTATCGTCACTTTCTGTGAATTTAGTGCAATCCATTTCTAATGTTTCTTTATTCATATATTTTCTAGAGCTGTACATTTTTAGTCTAGCACGTATACCAATAGATCTATATGAATAAAAGAAACTTGCACTATTTTTTACATAGTCGCAGAATGCACTAAACGGTGACATTGTATATACAACATTTTTTATGAGGATATTAATATCACTATCTGTAATATTACCCTTGTTGATATTTTCATTGAACATTATCAACAATCCGATGTGATTTTCTTCACTCTCGTCATCACCATTCAATATCCAATTATAAATTGCTTCTGGTGATTGTATAATTGCATCTTTTATATGTTTCTCATTTATAAGAGATACAAAATTATCACGATTCATTGTAATAATATCTGACGATTCTGTTGCACCGGTTCCAATACGTTTTATTTTCTCATACGATTCTTCAACAGTGGGAATTACACCATGTTTTAACACATCTGATGCTCTATACCCAAGTTGAAGTTTATTATCAATTGTATATGCTGGAGATGCAGCGAGCTGAATATTTTTAGCTCTCATTGAATCTGCTATATGTCCCTCTGTTAGATAAACTATATCACTACGGTTATTATTAAGATTTATTCTACTACTCATCTCATTAATGTTAGTCTCTATGTTATCTTTTAAATCATCTATATAATTTAAAATATTTCCATGAAAAGAATCAGTTTTTACTTCAACGTTTTCTGCACTAGTTACAATATTTACAGGGTTAGATTCATTCGTCTCCCCATTCTTAACGGCTATTCTGATAGAATTTAATTCGTTATTAGGCATTGGTAAATCTCCTTTTGAGTTATAATTTAACTTACGGTTTATATAAAAGTTTAGGGATATTCCGATATTCGATTCCTACACCGTTTAATGGGAATCCTCCAAGATTATCTACGATAATACTTCGGTAATCAACAATAAGTTCTATCCATCTCGGAACAGGAACATCTAACGGAAGTGCTATGGACTGAAACTCTTTTGATTTCAATAGTTTCACTTCATCATTATTACATTCCTTAATCCCTAACAACTCTAAGAATCTTTCATATTGATATGGAAATTCATCTTTAAGCTTTTCTACAGTAACAGCATTTACAACAATCTTGATGATATCCACAGAATTTCTTTCTTTGACATCGATAGCTGAAAGATGTTCGTCTTTTACATAATTCCATAACAGCAATCCTTTAACACCGAATACTCTTAATGGATTCTCATATGAATCCAAAGACTTTATTGTTGCTGGTTTGTAGTAATTCTTAGAACCATTCATGATATTTGTATAAATATCATTCTCAAGAATAGCCATTTGTTTAATAATATTCGTTCTATCAATATTATCTGCCAACAAAATATCTTTTAAGAGTATCTTATTAAGTCGATCTCTCGTTGTTTTAGGAATTACAGATTTCACCAGACAGTCTATTCCCTTAACATCTGGCACTCCACCAAGATAATTACCTTCTTGAAGCTGTTGGAGTGAAGCATAGTGCTTTTTAACATTTTCTAACAACACCCTTGTCATAAAGAACTCATTCTTCATAACGATTGCACAATCAACATCGTTCCGATAAGAACCTGATTCTTTTGTGAAATCTATCATGTACAGATTGATTACATCTGTAAGAATATAACACATGATATTTACAAGAGAAAACTTCATATTCTCTTGAGGAATTGTCTCAATCGGATTGATTAATTTGTTGAGTTCAATCTTCTCCTGATTAAAGAAATCGTAATCATACTCCGGTTCTTCAAAAGTTATACAATCAGAGATTCCACTATTTATCGGATCTCCCCATTCATCCCTTTCAAAGAATGATATTGGAAATCTTGTACTCTGAATATCTTTCAAATACTCAGGAACTCCTTCTTCACTCTTTTCACATTTTTCAACAAGTTTAGCAACATCAATATTTTGATGAAGTATTTTGAAATCGTGACCCTCAAGATACTTGATATTGTAATTATACCAAGCATCCAAAGACACGAAAGAAGAGTCTGTATCAGATATCAAAGATATCTTCTTTATCATGTTCTTGTTTCTATCCATTCTATCATAAATCTGATAGCAATAGAAAACGTACTCCAATAACACAGCTTTCAATTCATCAAGATATGGACGAATTCCTACCGGTGGATATGCTGGATCCATATACGGGAAATCCATATTTTCAAATATCTGAACCATAAGATTTCTGGCATATGCTGTATCCATAATACCATAAAGATTGTTCTTATAATACAATCTATTCAGTTCTGTTTGTGTACAACTTTGAAGAATCTTTAAAACAATATCCATATCTTCTGTGGTTGGTACATATTTGTATCCACAGTTTAAGATAAGCTTGTTAAATACTTCATATACATCAACAAAACCACTTTTGCCAAGAACAACTTCGTCATCAAACTTCCATTCTTTGTACTCTTTTCTTACATTATCAATGAATACAAGAACATCATCTAATGAACCAAACTTAACATTGTTTCCAAGGAACATCTCGAAACACATAATTGCTGAAGATATCAATGACCGTCCCATAGATGTTACACTTGGAGCAACGTTTAAGTCGAATAAGAAAGAAACTGCAAGACCGATTAAACCGTAGATTCCGTTCATATCAATCTTGTCAAGTTGTTGTAACAGATTAAACCGTTCGAATTGTTCACTCCCTTTTGGATATTTGAACATCTCTTTCTTATGCATCTTTCTCAACTTTGCAAAGTTTTGAATAACACTAATCATGGGGTTTTGAGAATTCGCATGAGTCTTAAACATTACACCATAAGATGTAAGTATTGTTTCTTTCTTAGTAATATACTCTAAGATTTCTGCACCAGAAAGATCAATGTTCTTTTTGATGTAATTATTCCGAAGATATGCCTCAAAATCTGTAAATCGTTTCTTCACAGAATAATCTACAATATTCTTTGCATCAGCTTCTGTCATGTTGCTATCATAAGATAACAACAATCTCATCATTACATCTTTGTATTTGTCCAAATACTTATTATTCATACAACCAAACCACCTCTCCTAAAGATTAAACATAGTTCCACATAATGTCAAAGCTCTCTTCATAAGTATCGTCATAACCATTCTCTTTTGCCCATGAGATAATGGCAGACTTAATATCAGAAAACTTCGATGGGATTCTATAGATATCTATAGGTTTGAAGATTAGTAAATCTCCTTTTACGTTCGCTTTATCATACACCCCGGTAACGATCTTGTCAAAACGTCTACAGTGATTGTAATTAAAGTCTACAATAGTTTCTGTAATCGTATCTGCCATTGTAGAAGAATTACCACCAAAATAATCTTGAACAAATACTGTTACAGGACAGAATATGGATGCCTTTTGTTTATCTGTCCACTTGCTCCACTCAGCTAACCATTTATATCTTGGAGGATATTTATCGGGATTCTGACTTCCCGTATTTTCTCTTCCATTACCATCATTACCGTCCACAGATGGTTCAACAATTATATCTTTCCCATCCTTATCTTCATTCTCTTTAATAATATAATCCATACTCTTCATCCTTTCAAAAGCGAAAATGTGTCTATACTAAGATGTATTTTTATAAATAGAAACTAATTAATAAATGTCTCGTAACGGGATATTTGTAGTTTCTATTTATTGCAATATATAGAAAAAAGAAAATATTTCGAAAGGAAGAAGAAAATTATGTATAACGAATTTGATGCATCATTACTTGTTGAGCAGTTCCTTGCAGATGATCTTACTCATAACGCAACACCGGATCAGGTTAAAGAATTCTGTAAGCCAGGTGGACTCGGAGAAGGATTAGTTGAGGCTGGTGTTATGACCAAGAGAACTCTTGTTAGACTTTCTAAGAAGGATGACCTTGACAGACGTACCACCATGGCAGCATTCTCTATTGCAAGAGCAAAGAATGACCCATTGTGGAAGAAGCTGACTGTTATCCAGGCTAAGAGAAAGGAGCTTATCGGTGCTATTAAGCAGAAGTATGCTTCTGTATCTCGTAGAACTGCTGACAAGGGTCAGAAGGAATACATCAAGACTATGAGAAAGGTTCCCGTGAGCTTTGTAAAGACTGGCGGATCTGATAGAGTTTAATTATTGTATGCTGCTTAACAACCATGGCTATATCGGTCATGGTTGTTATTTTGAAAATTTTTAAGGGAGGGGAATATGCATAAACCAACACCCTATGGAACATATCCATTAGTGTTGAGACATTACAACACACCAAACCCAAGATCCGGAGAGCTCTTGTTCAATTATGAAGATTTGAATCTGTATGTTTGCAATAGAGCAAACAATAACAAGATTACTCCAGTATCTAAATTGATTTATGATAAGAGTTTAAATGCTGCAATGGATAATGCAAACATCATATATGCGACGGAACGCACAGTTGATAGTATTCCAGATAGAGGAATCAATAGCTTCTATCTTATCGGAAGAGGTTAGGAGAAGTTTATGAACTTTGAAGAAAATATATGTATAGACTCATTTAAATTTGCAACAAATGCTCCGATAGACTGTAGATATGTTGTAGAAGACATTGAAGATATTGGTGACGATAAGATATTTTATGATGGGTGTATTACATATATAAAAAATATAGATACCTATATAATGCATAATAATGGCAAGATACAACCACTTATTATGCGTCATAAGATAGCTAATCTTGTACCAATGTTGTCAGAATTAAAATACAAAAGTAACCCATTTGAAAGTAGTACAGAACCATTCGTAACAGAAGATAATATCACTACAGAATATTTGTTTACAGATTATACGACGAGTAGTAATGCTTCAAGTTACGATAATAGGTTACGAATACCATATTTCGATATAAGCAAGGATTACAAAAGCTCCTACTATGAGAATATATCATCTAATGCTAATACAGTATTTAACAAATACATGCGTGGACATGATTGTATAATGGATTTTGAGCATAATATATTTGTATCAAAAACTTGTGAGGCTGTATATTTTAATGGTAATTATACCGTTCTGAAAAATGTGGTATTTTTCAGTTTTGGAAGATTGTTCAATCCAAACACTTCCATAGATGCAAAAGTCGATCCTGTGAAAGAACTATCTGATGATAATTTTAGATTAGTAAAATTATTGTCTGATAATGTATCAGCATTAGCAGAAGCTGTAGAGCGTATTGGTACAAAAATACTTACAGAAACTGCAGATCAAGAAACGCTAAATATTATACATTCTTTAAAGAGTAGTATTACCGATGGTCTTGAAAGAGAGATTGGATCCGTTAGATATAAGATACAAAATAGGATCAATACACGTAATACATATACGTCATATAATGAACAATCTAAACTCAAACCAGTTCCTGCTCCAAAAGAATATGAACATCTGGAAGAGCAAGATTCTAGAAACGTAAATGTAATCCAACATTTATAAAACGCACGAACAAAATGGGCAAAGGAAAATTTTTACCCTTTCCGTTTTTTTTTTTTTTTTTTATTTAGTTTTTATCGTCTTTAGATTCAGATTTCTTATCTTCTGCCTCTGCTTCCTTCAGAGCTTCAGAAGCTTTTTCTCCAAGGGAACCTGCCATTTTGAGTGCAAGCTTCACTATAAATTTAGTAAAATTCTTTGTTTCTAATGCTGGCACTATTACACTAGACATCTTTGCAAATGCCGCAGCGATGACCAATTTATATTCAAATGGTAGATTATGACCCGTGGAAAGAATCCATCTATATACAGCGTTTGTTAGTATTACGGTAAAAATTCCCAACGTAAAAGGTACTACATATCTCATTCTCTCCTTAGCTGCAGATTTCTTTATAAATTCATCAGAATAGCATATAATAAAACCGACAGTAGCAGAAATAACATAGTTGGCAATTATAGAACCGTAATCAATCATAAATGTTGAAAAATTCATCCTATACACCTTTTCCCTCAGACCTCATGACCATCATGTTCACTCTTGGTCTGAAATTTTATCATACCATATTTAAACCCTCCTTGATTTTAGTTTTGATGTCATGTAATTTGAAGTTACTTATTTTCAACAGGATTGTTGGATTCGGGAGTGTTTGCATCTTCTTCCAGGTATTTTTCTCTAGCATTATTATAAGATACAGCAAACCATAATCCATAACCGAACATTGAGATACATGCCATAATAAGGAAGATATTGATTAAATTCATAACCTGATTATAGTTGTATGCAATAGTATCGGTTTCATCCATATCGAAAAAGTCCGGATACAAATACTCTATCCAGTCAACCATGTTTATTTTTTGAACAATAATAATCTTATTGTTCACACTTTTTGGAGAACCTGCTACGTCGTATTCTCCAAAGATATTTCCCGTCTCGGTAATGTATTTAGGAACAAGAACTTCATAGCTTTCAAGTTCTTCTTTTGTTCCATCGATAAGAATTTGATCGAGCTTCTTTAAATCAATTCTGGATGTGGTTTTGTAATCATCATCGGCATCAGAGGGTTTACGAGCCTGCCAAATGATTAATCCCTTATCCTGTATTTCCAATTGATGTAAAGCTCTTAGGCTTAGCTCCTTGTTATAGAAATCGTTGGTAATGATATCTTTCATTTTTATCTTGGAGCCTGTTTTGATAGGGTCTTTCAAATAGGTATCATCTTGGTTGTAGGATGCAACAAGATATCCATTTACTAATACGAATATATTATTTCTGTTCGGATCAACATACCCATTTGCACTGAATATGTTTGTTCGAAGTTCTTTACGAAGTATATAATCAAATACATCGTAATTCGTATTTAGTGTTAATGCGATCTTCAATCTTTGTAAGTCTGCTTCTTTTTCAACATCGGCGTTAATTTTTTGAATGGAAGAATTCAATTCGTAATCTGCTATATAGTGAGCGTTTTTCAAAATAGAATTAAATTCTCTTACTCTCGTATTTTCGACAACTATTCGTGTCTTATCGATGAAGTTCAAGAATACTCTACGAGCCCCCAATAAGCTTACTACGATTATTGCAAATAGAATGACAATAAGCATGTAGCTTCTTTTGAATTTCTTTGTAAAATCCTTTTTAATGTTCACATACACTCCTCCCTTTAATGGAATTTTGGCTAATTTGGTAGGGTGTGCGGGGTTCACCGAACACCCTGCTCTAATTGTCACAGTCTTACATTAAATACTCCCATTTCGCCATTAGATACTACATTACTACTCTGTCTATCATATTGAGTCACGTTCGTTTTGTTCGAAACATTGACTACTCCGTATCTTGATCGGTGTACGATTTCTCCTTTACCATTCTTTACTACACAGCATGGATTGGTATCACATACCTGTTTAGCATAGGTTAAATTTGGAGCTTCTATGGAGTTAGCACTGTTTCTTACATTGATGACGTAATATCGATCTACCGTTTCCGGTTGATTCATAATAACGTCTCTTATGATTACTTCTCTCTTACTTTCGCCGTTCCCGTTGATTTCAAAGAATTCTTTGACAAAATATTCAAACTCCTGAGTACTTATACCTACTTTATCGGAAATGATCACCACAGAACTACACTTCGTTGTAAACCAACCATAAGTCGAGTCTGTAGCAACTACTTTTCCAAAGTCACTATCATCTAAGAGATCTTCGATCCTCTTTTTATCCTCTTCTGAAGTTGTAACAAATGTAACATCATTTCCGAAGTTTGAGATGTCTGTAATTACAATCAGACCAAGAGAACCATCTTCGATCATAGCAACATTACCATCGATCGAATCTTCCTTTAGCGTTGTCAATTTATGATTTGATACTTGGATAGGAAACTTCATTCTCCCAGTAGTATCATAGCAATAAATGTTAGCCATTTTGTTTTCCCCTTAACGTGTATGCATTTTAAATGTTGGTGATGTCGATACATCCAAGAATTGCAGAGATATCTTTTCCGTTCAATTTTTCCGGGTCATTAGTCTTAGAGATTCTGACTCTTCCATTATTTACATGAGCATTGTACATGTAAAATGTTCCGGTCACCTTTGTAAATGGTGAAGCATCGGTATATTGTTTATATAGTGGACATCCTGTCAATTGAATCAATTTACCAGGGTGACAATGAATCTCTTTCTTCTCAGGAACAATATTTAATTCCTGATCAAATACAATTTCACCATCTTCTCCAGCAAACACTTTATATCCAGGATGTTTCTTTGCTTCTGCAATTGCAGCATTCTTATCTTTAGTAACTAAGATTTGTGAATCCTGATCTTCCCATTCTACTCTAACACGGTATAATACTGGTGGGGTTACCTCTTCTTTTGTGGTAGGTTTGCTAACAACATTGTTGTTTAGCTTCTTCTTATTCGCCATATTATACTCCTTTACATAAGTTTCTATTTCTTTATCTATGTTGTATAACCCATTCTCCTCGATAATACTGATCATAATATCGTGGTAGGTTATAGAACTCTTATTAATTCCCCTCTTAATGGGATAGTCATCTCTATTGCAGAGATTGTAAACTGCTTCTTTATAATCCTTAACCCCAATGATATTTTCATAAAGTAAAGGACCTCTATCAGAACGTCTTGTTTCTGTTAAATAAGAAACGTAATCGGCAACAGATTCTTCGATACTATTATACGCTTTAAATAGTTCTACATGCTCTGTACAATCTTTCTGGTGCTTATATGTTTTTCTAGAATTTCTAGAGAAACATTTTCCGGTCCAGTTTGCATCAACCTTAAGGTTGTACATACTGTTTGCTACACCATATAAATCCGTAGTTCCCCAAGATGATTCTATTACTGCATTAGCAATAATCAACGATGGTAATACATTATTATTGTAACCATATTTGACAGCTAATGGTATAAGAGCATTAATAAACGCATCATTATTCATATTTGTACTTCCTTTTAATCGTTTGATTACTGATATGTTTTTCGAAATTCTTGAAATATATATTATATAGGTGATACAAAGTGTATATTTCTTAAGGAAATGGAGGAAAAACGTAATGAAAATTAAGTTTTACGACGAGTATGATCAATGGACTTATGGAGGTGAGTCCTTCACCCAACGATTCGAGCCGGTGGTTACAGCCATAATAGAAATCATAGCGGATGCGATCACCGGCTTAATAATGATGATCATAGAGTTTGTACAGAAATAAAAAGAAATGGGTTAGGACAAACGTCCTAACCCAATATCTATTATTTTTTTCTTTTGAACTTAGCATACTTCTGAGGCTTTGGAGCAGAATGATTTTCTTGCTTCTTCTCCTCTACAACTTCCTCTTCTTCCGGCTGAGCTTCTTCGGATTCTTCAGCAGATTCATCTGCAGAAACTTCTTCTGTCTCGGATTCGTTTGTAACTTCCTCTTCAGCAGTCTCTTCTGTCGGTGCAGGAACTTCTTCTACAATAAGTTCAGACATATCTACAGTAGCTTCATTAGCTTCTGGTTCATCATCATATTTGATGATAACGTCATCTGTATATGCTGTAATAAGAGCATCATAATCCATAGCATTTATCCGCATCCAAACCTGGTTGAATACTTCTAAGCTAATATTGAAAATGAGTCTACTGGCAATAGTATAGGAGACGTTATCAATCTCAATGAATTCCTTATCTGTAGAAAGCTGTTCTCTACTGATAAATCTTCTGGATGATGCTTTACAAGCATCCTGACGACTCATACGAATCTTTCTTAGGTTGGTTGAATATGGCATTTTGTTCTCCTTTTATAATGTGCTATGCTATTTTACAGATGATCCATTTCTGCAGTTGCACCACTTGGATTGGTGTTAGCAGCAGAAGCTGCCGCTTCAGGCTCAGAACTAGATGGTGGCATTACAGCCGGTTCTGCTATAACAGGCTTCTTCGGTCCTCTTACACTAGCAGCTCTAAAAGTGGAAACTCCTGCTGCAGCAGCTCCGGGAGCTACTGGGGTTGGAGATGCGGCTACCGAGCTAGACTCAGTTTTTTTTTCCTCTTTCTCGACTGGATATACAGGAACTTCTTCGAAAGCCTTGAATTTTGCATCGGCAACCTTAGGAAGTAATTCAACCTTCAATGTAAGATTCTCACTTAATACAACTTCCTTAGTATCAACAGTAACCTTTCCGGTAAGTCTTAAAGTTTTCGGATACTCTTCTCCTAAACCAATAACGTTATTACCGGCAATAACTGTAGCAGTCTTATCATTTACAATGATCTTTGGTTCTGTAATACCACTTGCGTTAGCCAGAACATCATCGTATCCAATTGCTAAGAAGTAACCCTTCTTGTAAGTATTGCTCTCTGCAACATCCTCAGCAAAGTAGTACAGATTTCCGTGAATAACTCCATCCTCTACGGAAAGCTCTCCAAACTTCTTTGCTTCAGCTGCAGATGGTGTAACCTTCAAAAGAGAAGTAAGCTTGCAGTGTCCAAGAGTCTTAGCAACATCTGTTACTTCCTTGAACTTTTCTGTATCAAGAGGCTTACTCTCGTTAAGAGCTTCAAAAGCATCCAGAGCGTTTTCCATAGTAAGAGGATAATACTTTCCAGCATCATCGATAACATACAGATCTGCAGTATCAAGAATGTCATAAAGCTGCTTAGGATTCTTTACAGTAACGACTGCAAAACCACCATCATTACGAATAGCCTTCTCAGAAGCCTTTCTTGTAACGTGCTTAGCTTTTACTGCAACTTTGATACCCTTTGTGTCTTTGTTTAATACAGTTCCCATTTATATATCACCTTTCTTTTTTATTCTTCTGAATCATCAAGGTCTTCATCTTCTTCAGATTCACCTTCATCATCAGTGTCCATAATATCATCCACATCTAACTGTTTTGCTGCATCGATCATATCATCGAGAGCAAAATCGTCAAATGTAATATCTTCGACAGCATCTGCCAAATCATCAGCAGCCGTGTCGAGTATATCCGCTTTCGGTGCAACATCTGAAGTATCAACAGTAATATCTATCGTATTGATACCATTGATCATATCAGGATCTTCATCCCTTGCACTATCATCAACACAACAAGAGATGTCAACCCCATCTTCCAAATCTTCGACAGCTTCTTTGACGGTTTCTTCATCAACCTCATCATCTCCGGTTGTTCCCATAACAACGTCAATCTCATCATCGAATTGGTCATCATTAGAAAAATCATTTTCTAAGAAATATCTACTCATAGTATTCTGTTCTCCTTTAAAATATTGGACTATAGTCAACCTTAGGATCTTCTTTGCCGAAATTATCGTAAAGGAATCCAGATTCCTCTACTTCTTCTTTTTCTTTCTCTTTAAACAAAGATTCCTTCTCTGCAGGATTTGGTTGATCTTCAACAGTCTCGATCATATCATCAATTTCAACATCGTCGATAATGGCATCCGTAGTTACCATATCGTCAACGTCTTGCTCTAATAGCTTATTCAATCTATACATAATATATCCTCCATTATTTAATAGTATGTTTTCATAGCTCATTATTCGGAGATATAAACATCTTCACATACTTATCCAATATAAATATCAACATTGGTAGGTAGAAGTAGTTCTCTTTTGTATTATCAGTCTCGATAATATCTTCAAAAGGAATAATATCTTCAACACCAATCTCCATATCATTGAAGTATTTGACCATGATATTATACTTAGCATATTTGCTAGCCTGATCAAATAGCTGTTTATTGGTAATGAATCCAACAACCTGTTGATCCAATATAAATATTGGTGGATTGTATATATCTGTAACGCTATCAGTCTCATCATAAAGAAGCTCAAAGTAATCCTCATATCGAGTAGAGAATATTGTAGATATATCGTCTATAATGGAAGCACTAGACCTCATTCTACTAGTGCTAAGATTATAGATATCTCGAGTTTCAAGAATTCTCCAGATAGACTTATTATACTTTATCGGGAAATCCGGTCGTAGTTTAGTCTTATGATCAATATAAGTAAAATTCTGACCGATATTAGACAGAACTTTATTCTTTATAATGAACTCGATAAGAAACGGATCATAGAACCTAGATGCAAATTGAGTCTTGTTGCAAGTATTATCGTACAAATTAACGAATGTGTATGTCTGCACCTTCTTATTGTAGAAAAGTGATGTATAATATTGCTTCAGAGCAACGGATAAATCATCCATCATCTTAGCCAAATCCCAGCTAGTCTTTTTAATAACAGAACTGAAATTTGTGCCTACAGTTCCGGTATGGAACTTATACTCTGAAACAACAAGTTTCTCCAACTTATCATCATAAACCTGTTCAAGTTTATATTCAATCTTCCAGAAGTTGTTTCCATTTTCAAAGGTATCTCCAGTGACACCTTTTACTTGGAAAAGATACTTCTTATCCTTTACCATGTTAATGATGAAGTAGTCTCCGGGATATGGATGAATGGTATTTGGGAGAATAATACCATCACCACCAATATCATCAGATTCCATTCCAAACTCACCATTGCTCATATTGGTAGAGATTCTATCAATACCATAGATATAGAAATCTGTAATCTTATTAAATCGCAATGGAGAATTCTTTCCCAAATTGGAATACGGGATCTTCAATGCATCATCCAACGTGGATCTCGTTGTATTCAGATTGAAGTATGTTACAAGTAGAGCTTTTTTGTCTGTATATAGTGCGTATGGATTCTTAAGTAAATCTAACTGAAAATCTGTAAGATTTTGAGTTACTTCACTATGGCTTACATTGAGTAATGGCATCAGATATCTCCTTATTATTAATTATAGGAATGTTTTCATTAGCCTCTGTAGAAGAGTAGATATCTCACAACATCAGATTCTTCTTCGTATAAAGAAAATATATCTCTTTCCAAAAAGCGATTAATAATATCAATATCTTCTCTCGATGGATATCTAAGATTTCTCGTAGCAATCCCTTCCAATATTTCATGAGTCGCTTCCACCATATGTTCAGGTATCTTTGGAACTACTGGTGTCGAAATCTTGCACCAATGATCTCCGGTCATTTCAAACCCAAGTATTCCTTGAACGGTTACAAACCCAGCATAGAATTTTCCTTCTTCATTTACATATGTTTTCCATCCATAGGGGATAACCGACAATAGGATGTCCAAAACATTTTCATCAATACTCATTTTAATCATCACCCATCGAATAATTCCGATATTTTATCCTTTCTTGTTACTGGCATTTTCTTTGCTTCGACTCCTTTTGCTTCATAATCTTCATATGCATCATAAGTCTGATATCCACTATCATTAGAGTCAAAGATTTCAACAATCTCATTATCTAGTTCCATCTGTTGGAAGATGGAGTTGATACAACCCAAAGCCCAACCATAAAAATCACAAGTGTTTATATAATAAACAAATGTCTTCCATACATGAATTGGAATGATGAAATCATATTCTCCATTCAATATAACTCTAATTCCAATCTCATTAATTCTATTACCCACCTTGTCCATAGATGTGTAAATATCACTCATAAACTCTATCGTGTTGTTTTTGAAAGGGATAGACTTAACATAGTTTCTCTTATCTGCAATAATAACAAGCTCACCTTTTCTCTCAGCATATGCAGAAGTAAGAACCTTATCAAACTTATTAATCTGATCTCTTAATCCTAAGATTCCACTATGGTCAATAAATACACTATTGTACAATCTTCCACTTGATGGAGAAGGATCTGGATACTCGATTGTAAGAAATGAACGAATGTCTCTCTTCATTGTGATGAGAGTATTTGTATTTCTATACTTGTTTGACTTGTATCTATATTCAGCAAAGAATGGAATCTTATTTCCATTCCTGTCTTTCTTTCCCAAATTGACATTAAACTTTAAACATGTCTTATTTCCAAACCACATGATAGAATCGCTGATTTTTTCATACTCAAAGTATATAGCATTACGCATTCCCATAGCACGATTCTCCCAAAATAACACACTATTCAACAAACCAATTTTCTACCTGTAATATAGAGTATGGGGCAAAATAAAAAAAAATAATGAGGGTGGGTTTTTCCCACCCCACTCCTGGAAGAACGCATTACCA